TCTTGTATAAATTCTTGTACTGTAACTTCTTCAAATAATTCTGTAAATTCTATTGGCTCTGTTTCGATAAAAGATATAATTTCTTCTATTTCTTGTAATTCTTGTGTCTGTGTAGCTGTTAAAACTGTATCATCATAGGTCATAGTAACCGATATGTTATCTACATTAGGGCCACCAAGACTAGCAGGAGCATTAGCATCAGTGCCACTAATAAGAATATTTCCAATGTTACTATTAATCCCTGTATACGAGAGAGTATCTTGGAAATCTTTACCATTGATCCCTGTAACATTTGTCCTAGTTTGACTAGTTGTTGCCAATATTTCATTATTGCTATCTCTTATTTGTAATCTTATTGTAAAGCTATCAGCACCACCTTGACCACCCCAGCATTGTGCTGCACCACATTCACCATTTTGTACTTCAACACTAGAGTTAAGAGTAATGCCATTATCAAGCATGGGTTGAGTTATAGTATCGGTGATTAGATCGAAAGATTGCTCAATACTGCCACTATCTCCAAACTCTAGGTCGTGTCCACCAGGACAACAATCATTTATTCGTACAGCATCACCTGATAAAGTCCAACCTGTTGTACCATTATTAAATGTGCCATTAGTAATTAAATTATTAGTAGTTAATTCTTCTGCAAATAAAGTTAAAGGAAACAATAATATAAATATTAATCGTTCCATGTCATAGACCTTTTGCTAGTTTCGTTAGATAAATCTTCTTTTCTTTTCTCTAACCATCTTGCTTTTGCTTGTTCACCAATTAATCCATCAACAGGACATGGTGTTCCTGCATTCATCATAGCATCAAAGACTGCATCGTCTTGACACATTAAACTTATTGCTGCAACTTTCATACCAAGTTTATTGAGTAACTTGCTTTTCTTTCTCAATTCACATGCAGGATCAGTATAATAACTACCATAAGTTCCTGAGAAGCCGATTACAGTAATTCCTGCTGCTAGTGGTATAACACAGCTATCTTGGCCATAAACACTCATAGCAGGTGCATTAGAGGGGTTCACAGCAGTTTTGGTATTTGTGCTGTTATTAGTAGTATTTGTGGTATTAGAACTACTACCTGATTGATAAGTTGTTTCTGAACTATATCCACCACTTATACTTGTATTTGTTCCACTTGTATTAGTTTGATTAAGGTCAGTTGAGCCACTAGATGTAACATCAGAAACTGCATTTTCTATTCCTAATAATATAATTATTGCTATCATTACATAGCAACATTTCTTTATGTTCGGCATTTCCATTTTCTTAATGCCAATGCTTTTCTAGTTGGTCTGCCCTTGCTGTCTTTCATAGGGCCTTTAACACCACTCATTCTTGCACAAAAACTTTTTCTTCTTGCTGCTGCTTTAGAACCTTTAGGTGCTTTGCCTGTTACAGGTCTTTTTAAATTAGCACCTGTAGTTCTTTTAAAAAATTTTCTACCTGCTTCATTAAGTCCACCTGTTGGGTTTTGATATTTTTTTGCTACCATGTTTAAGTCCTCGCATAACTTGGTTTTGGCCCTCTGTTAGATTTTGCCTGTTTTCTTCTTACTGCTGCACTTCTTCTACTTGCAGACATACCTCTTGCTTTAGCTAGTGGTACACATTTAGGATATTTTTTTCTTTTTTCTCCTTTTGATCTACCACATGGTGGGTATGAACCATCTGCTCTACGATTAGCAATATCTACCCACTTTTCATTAACCCAATTTCTAAGACCTTTTTTTGCCACTTTTTTTACCTTTAGGTTTTATTCTTCCTGAACATACTCCTGAAGCATACATATTTGCATATGCACTAGGATATACTTTAAACTTTCTTTTAGCTGCTGCTTTTCCTTTTGCACATAGTTTAGCCATGTTATTTCCTCGTTAATGAACCACCAAAATATAATCCAATAATTGAAAAAATTGTGTGTGATTGTAAGTTAGTTATATAAATCGTATTACCTTCTTCAAAGTACGGTGCGACTATTGGTACTACAATAATACTAAATACACACATTAATGCTATCCATCTTCTTGTGTGTTTGGTATGTGGATCAGAAACATTACGAGCTTTATCAGTTTGTTTAGCTGCAAATCCTGCTCGTTGCATTAACATCTTCTGTCTTTCTTGTTCAGCTTGTCCTTTTTGAGCCATGATAGACATAATGCCACCTAATACAGTAGATGCTAACATTGATAAAAGTTCCATTGGTATCATTTATTTCTCCTAAGTTCTTGTAAATGGTTTGTTAAATAATCATCAATTATTGTTTGTTGCAAATTATAATTTGTAACAAAAGGACTATTAGATGACTTTGCTGATCCAATTATTGTTTCTGTTGTTGGATCAAGTGTAGGTATGAATTTATTATCAGCAATAGTAGCAAATCTTTTTAATTCACTTTTAGCTTCTTTCAATGGATTTTTCATAGTTAAAGCATCATAAAAAACATTTCTACCTAATATACTAGATGTTGGTGTTATCCCTAATGCTTCATAATTATCTAAAACAGATTTAGCTTCTTGTTGATATTCAAAATCTGCTTTTAAAGATTTAAAATAAGTATCATATATTTCTTGTGGATCTGTAATAGTGGGATCTTTAATAATTTTATTAAATTGTAATCCTGAATCTCTCATATCTCCACCAAGTCTTTGTAAATCTCTCCTTAAATTAGCAGTTAAATCTAATCTTTTTTCACGAAGTCCAAATAATTGCATAGCATCATCTTGATTTATAGAATATCCATAAGGTGATAATCCATATTTATTTGGATATTTTCCTGTTTCAGGATCTTTTTCATATCCAGCTTTTTCCATTGATGCTTCGTATGCTCTCCTTTTATTAAAAAATCTTTCAAGATCAGGTGGTATAAATGCTTTTCCAACTGTAGTTAAAAATTCAGAAAATTTATCTTCAGCATCGGTAAGACCTCTTGGAGTACCAACAAAACCATCGTATATTGCTTCTGTAATAATGCTAGGCCCTGCATAAGGCCCAAGAGTTTCATCTGCTGCTGCAACTATCATTTTTATATAATCAGACTCAGTTACATCTTTATCAAAAGCACCATTAGTTAAAGCATAACCATGTTTAAAAATAGCTTTTACATATTGATATGGATCTAGTGTTCCTAAATTATAATAATCTATTCCAACATGACCATTATTATCTAGATTTATATCACTCGTAAAAAATTTAGGTGCTTTTTGTTCCCAAAGGGGAGATAAATTTGCTATAGCTTGAGCTTGTTCAACTGTTATATCGTACAAATTCATACTAACGTCCATAGCCATATCACCAGCAGTTCCAGCAACCATTAAACCTGCTAATCTTTTTGATCCTGCTTTTCTAAGTAATGATATTTGTTCATCTGATAATTTTGTTCCATATCTTTCTTCAATATTTTTTGCTGTTTTCCCACTTATATCTTCGTATGCTCGTTTAAATCCATTTTTACTTGTTCTTAATATTTCTAGTGGCCATGCAACAAAATTTCCTACAGGATATTTTCTTAATTGTTTAAAAAATTCAGGTACTAAATTATAATTAGGCATTGTATCTCTAGTTATATTAGCAGCATAATTATCTAAATCTTTGCCTGTTAAACCAGTTGCTTTACCATAAATTTTTTTCATTTCTTCAAAATGAATAATTTTAAAAATATCATCTTCAGCTTGATATGCTTTATAAAAACCTTTTGTTATTCTTGCTGCTGGTTTTAATCCAGCAGTTTTTGCAGTTTGTTTGACAACATTAGATACATCTTTAGTGTACGAATCTCCTGATTTAGTAATTTTTTTATTAAAAAATTCTTCAAAACCAAGATTATCTAAATCTCTAAAAGATGCTTTTAATTGTCCTATATTAACATTAGAACCTATAACTCCTTTTTCAATTAATGATTTTAAATAATCTGTAGCTGCTTGATCTCCTTTTTCAAAAATATCAGTATAAAGTGCTTCGTATACTTTTTTTAAATTTTTAGGTTTAAAAATAGCTAAAGGTATTCCACTACCTGCCATCATTACAATATTACCACCAATGTTTACTGTATGAGTAGTAGGGTTAAGAGCTGTCTTAGATGATTGAGAAACTGTTTTATTAAGCATTATTACTTTGCCTAATATTCCAGCATTTGTTGATGGATTAAATCCTTCTTCTATTGCATTAATTATAAATGGATCATTAGCATATAAATACTTTAAAGGATTAGTATAACCATCTTTTAATCCTATTGTATTTTGTATTCTTTTAGCTGCTGCTTGTGCAAGACTTTTATCCTTGCCACTTTCTAATGCTTTTGCAGGTATTATTTCTTCTCCTGTTGCAGGATTTATTGTCCTTCCACCTTGTCTTTGACTAGGTGGTACTTCTACTGCATATCCTTTTCTAATCATTAATTCTCTTACATCATCAAGAAATTTAAATTGTGCAGAAACCTCTCCTAATTTTTCAATAGTTGTAAGATAGTTTTCAAAAGTACCTCTTTTTTCTCCATATAAATCTCTTAACCATTTTTTATCATCAAGTTTTCTTCTTGCTTTAATTTTATTTTTAACAAGATTTGCATTTAACAATGTATCAGATATTTCTGCATTATTACCTGTGTAACTAACTATTTGTCTAATAGCATTTGGTATATCTTGTTGTGCAACACCTGCTTTTCTTAATTCAATTTCTGCTGTTTTAAACATTCTATTTAGTTCATCATCTTTTAAATTTTTGTTTAAATATTTTTCAGCATTTTTTTGTAATATTTTTCTAAATTTAGGATCATCAAATATTTTATAAGAACGAGTTAAATATGTTCCTTCATTAGTTCTAATTATATTTCCAAATTTAGATCCCTTTGGTAAATATTTTTCTAATGTCCTACTATACACATCTATTGTTGATCTCATTTCTTCGAGTTTTGCAGCAGTTTTAGGAGCTACCCTTTTAAGTTCCTCTATTTTTGTTTTTTTGTAGTTATTAAATAAATCGTTTAAATTTTTTTCACCTTCTTTTGTATTAGGATCATAAATTTTATTACCTTTTAATTCTTGTTTAGAAATAGTATCAAATTCATTATTTTTTATTTTTATTTCTTTAAGTGTTGCTTCTTGTTGTTTATCAGCTTTTATTACCAATTCTCTTAATTCGTCATCTTTTATTCCTCTATATGCAGAAAAATATTTACCTTTTAAAAAACTTGCTCTTTCTAATGCAGGGTTAATTTTTGTAACATCTAAAAAACTTTGTACCTGTTTTGAATTTTTTATTTTAGATAAACCCTCAGATACATTATCTGCTGTCATTCCTGCAACTTTAAAATTAGCAGCTATTGCAGCAGTAGCAGGTGTAGCAACTGCTAAATTATTAAACCATGATTGCATATATGCTTTACCTGATCTATCATTTGGTTCAACATATAATCTTTCTAATGCTGGTCTTGTTTCAGGAAAATTATCATATATTACATTAACTAAATTTTCATCAGGATCATCTATAAAAGTAGCAGCAGTATCAATATACATACCATCTTTAATAAGTTTTGTAGTTTTGTTGGTATTTAAAATATCATATTTTTGTTTTGGATTAACTGCTCTAAGTCCTTTGCCAATCACTTCTTTTACTGCTTTACCACCAAGCAAATAACTTCCTACTTTTCCAATCATATATTCAGCATCGGCAGATGATAAATCTCCACCTGTAGTAGTAATGCCTTCTCCATGATATGGATCTAAAAAAGATCCTATATTTTGTTTGATATGAGTAGGCATTTGGTCAAAAAATTCTTTAGATGATTCTTTTAATGCTTTATTCATATGTTCAGGTAATAAAGCATCTATCGCTAACCCACCTAAATTTAAAATTCCTAATCCTGCTTCACCAGCAAGTCTGCTAAAACTTCTTGTAACAAATCCTGCTGGGCCACTATCTGCAAATCTTAAATCTTCTCCCTTTTCAGTAAGTTCATAATATTGATCTACTGCATTGTCAAATTCTTTTTTGTCAATGCCATTATCTTCTAAATATTTATTTCTTAAAACTTTAAATCTTTGTTTTTCAATTTCATTTTTAGGATTATCAATACCTAATTCTTCAAAATCATTAAGAATATTATGAAACGACTGTGATTCAGCACTTAGTGCATAAAATTTACCACCTTCTTCTTTTCTTCCAATATCAGACATTATAAATTACTCATCAGATTTTAAATTTCTTTTTCTAATATTACCTTCTCCTGGTTTTAAATCAGGAATAGCTGTATTAGCTTTATCAATCAAATCAATTAATCCTGGACTAGCTGTTTCTTTATTTATTATTGTTAATTTTCCTGTAGCATCATCTTTTTTAACATTTCCATATAATTCGTTAAAAATTCTTGTAGTATATTCATTTGCTGAAAGATAACCTTGACTATCTGGGCTATTAAATACTCTTATAGCATTAGTAACTATATTATTATAAAGCACAGGATATTGTTTCGATATATCTTTAATCCCTGATATATCTCCAACTTTTAATAAAGCTTTATCTACATCATCTTTAATATTAGTTATTATGCTTGATTCTCCTAAAGCACCTGATTGTCTTGATTTAGCAGCAGATAATTGATATTCAGCTAAATTTTTAGCTGGTTCTATTCCTGCATCTAATGCACGACTAACTTGTGATGCAAAGTTTTCTCCCTTTTGTTTTGGTTTAAGTAATTCTAAACTACCTCTTAATACTGCTGCATCAATAAGTTGTTTGTTAGTTGGCATTTTTCCTTGACCTAATGAAGCATAAGGAAAAGCTAAATTAGTTACAAAATCTCCGAATATATTTTTCATGATAATATACCTCTATAAAAGTCTAATTGTGGAACAACAGGTATTTGTCTATTAGGCATTACTTGTTGTGGCATTACAGGCATTACTTCTTGTTCTTCAGTATCTAACAAACCTTTTGCATTTTCTAATAATAAATTTTGAATTAAAGGATTCATGGGTTCTTGCACTGGACTTTTTTCTGCAACTTCTCCTAATCCTTTTGCAAATCCTGCTGGTTCAACACCCATGTTTTGAAATACACCTGCTACACTAGGCGACATCATGCCTAATAATGTATTAGTATCATCTTTTTTATTACCACCAAATATAGCATTAGTCATTAAATTAAATGGTGCTTGTCCTGGTAAAAACCTAGATAAAGCATTAAATGCTAATGATGGAGTTGGCCCACCAAATGCTCCTTTTAAATTAGATATACTGTTTGGTAACAGATCTGATATTTCTTTAAATAAATTCATTTATAATCTCCTGTAATGTTATCCTAATAATCCACCTAGTATTGCTGCAGCTGCATAATAAGGATTAATAGCACTTGCCAAAGTGCCTGTTCCAAAAATACTAGGTGCTGCTGTTGCTAATGAAGCTCCTTCAAAAGCAGGTACTAAACTAGCTAATCCTGCTCCACCTAATGCTCCAGCTAATGCACCTGGCCCTTCTGCTCCTGCTCCTGTAACAGTAGTTGTGCCTGGTAATGTACCACCACCTGTTATTAAATTAGCATAAGTTTGTAATTGTCTTTGTGGTGCTTCTTGACCAAAAGCAAATCTTCTCATAGCTTCATCAATACCTTTTTGTGATACTGCTTCTCTTTGTGCACCTATTCCAGCAATAGTTTGTGCTGGTTGTAAGAATGTACTCATAATAGATGGTGCTAAACCTAAAGTTGCAGCTTGTGTTCTTAGAGTATCTCCATAGATATCTCCATAAAAATTAGCAGCTACATCACCAGCTTTAGTTAAATAATCTCCTATAACTTGTGATTCTAGTAATGCTCTCCTATCTCCACCACCTTGCCCAGCTCCAAAAGCATCTCTCCTAGCTTGTGTTAATAACCTAGATGCACCTTCTTCAAAAGGTCTAAGTCCTGCTTCTAAAGATCTTTGAAGTAAAGGATCATTAAATCTTTGTGCTGGACTCATAAGCTGTTGTTGAAATGCAGGAGATAATGAACCTGATAATGCAGTTTGTTGCCCAAGAGCAGCATCTCTAAGCATTTCTTGTGATAATTGTGTTTCTTCGCTAGGTCTAACAAATGTTGTATCTGGAAAAAACTGTTGCACAGGTAATGCTTGTGCTTGTCTATATATGTCGCTTAAATAAGGCGATTGTAATCTAGATGGCTCAACTCTTGAAACTTGAGTGCCACCACCACTTCCTTTACTCATAATGTACCTCTAGTGTAGTGTTTGTAATTCTTTTGTAAGTATTGTATATGTATGTTCATAACCAAATTCCTTTAATTTTTTAATAAATCCTTTGCGACAAGCTGTTTCCATAGCTACACAGTCATTGTCTATTGCCCATTCTTCTAAAATATCTAAAAACTGTTCTACCCATATATCCATATCTTTTCCACCTAATGTAACGATACGACAAGTTTTCATTCTAGGATAGATTACTACTTCTGTAGTTAAAACAGATTTTATGTTGGCATCTTCATCGTAAACGATCCATAACTGCATTTCAGCAACTAGTAATTTTTCATAAATATCTTCGATATTCATTTCTTGTTTACTTTTATTATTGCCAAGTTCTATATATTCTTTACATTTATCCCAAACATCTGTAATTCTTGATGATGGAATACCTGATACATACATCATAATTTTGTGTAGTTTCCTGCTGCATTAACAAAATAAATTCCTTCTCCACTACCAGGATTAAAATTACTTCCATCGGCATATACAATATCGCCCTGCTTCTTTCTAGCAGGTGTTGCATTTTTAACTTCAATAAAAGTAGTAGGTGATTCTTGTAATGCACCTTGTAGCTTAGTTAATTCCTCTAATAAATACTTTGGTAAATCTTCAGGATTATCAGGTACAGGATTGGGTGTATATCTTGGTGCTTGTGCCATTATCTTTCTCCTATTACTTCATATTCTAAATCATAACCATTTAATTCAAAAGTAGAAGATGATGTATGTTGAAATCTTACTGCTATATATTTGCCTGTGGCTCTAGCATCTACTTTGTTTTGATTATTAGGGTTATATTCTTGTGCCGATGTAAATGTATATGTGCCATTAGGCGACATAGAACTACCAATAGATATCTGTGCAGTTCCTGTTCCTGCCATTCTTGGTGTTAGTTTTCTAACTTGTTTTACTGTATTGGTATTACCATCAAGAACTAAACCTTTTCTCTCAAGAGTCATAGTAAAGTTTGAACCTGCAAAATCAAAACCTTGATCTCCTCTGTAAAACTTAGTATCTCCAGTACCTGCCATTAATATACTTACTTCTGATGGATTGTAACTTCTTGCACCCCAATTTTCTGTTGTGCTATATGAATCCCAACTTTGTGATTGTCCTGACCATATTTCAGTTGATGCACCTGGATTTACAATACCTGTATTAATATGCAAAATATCAGGTAAATCTCTAAAGCTAAAAGCATTTTTTCTGTAGTTCCAAATTAATGCTTTGTTGCAAAATGTAGAGCCTACCGATGGATAAGATACCCATATTTCATTCTTTTGTTTGTTATGGGTTGCAAATATATTTTTATAATTAGTAGTATCAAGATCATCAAACAATGTTCTTTTTACAATATCTGTTGCAACTGATTGTTTAGATACACCATTGTGTACAATTAAATCTCCTTCAACTACTACAAAATGTTTGCCATCAAACTCTACTGCACAGTTTCTTGATAATATACCTGTATCGTTAAATAACTTTTGAAAACTAAATACAAGGTTTCCACCTATGTAATTCATCAACCATGTGCTTCTTTCTTTATAAATTACAAATGATTTATTAAGCTGAAACCCATCAACAATAAAATCTCCTTCATCACCAATAGTATTTGTACCTGCATCGTTAGTTGCACCTGCTACCCATGTAGTCGGAATAGTGGTAGAAGTATCAGACCATCGCACTTTATTTTGCAAGTCTGTGCCTGATTCAGTCATATTTAAAGCAATCAAATAATTACCATAAGGTCTTATAGATTTACAAGTTGTATTAGATGGCCAGTTAGTTAAATCAATAAATTTAGAACTTGATGTATCATAAAGCTGTGGATCATCAACCCCATTACAAAGTATAGGATTGCCATTAAATATTGAACCAACCCAATTACCTACAGTTGTTAGGTTTGTTGAATAATCCCCACCTGATGTTCTCGTTACATCTGCATTAGTAGAGCCATCGGTTCTGTATATTTTTGCAGTACCTGCATAAAACCAATAATTCGTTGAACCTGTTAAATTAATTAAAAAATAAGGAGCAACTGATGGTGCTGTAAATACACTATCATGTCCTAATATTTTTTTAGCTGCATTATCTTCAAATCTAGTATTTTCTGTATGTGAAAAAAATTCATTTGGTAGTGCTGTTGGATTGACATCTTTAATCATTCCTTTTGGTGCACCAACTTGAAATACTGCCATTATGCTGTCCTTCTCCACATATATACAACGATATATGGTTGCAAGTTATTGTGTGCTCCACCACCACCTGTAGCACTTGTAGTCATTGTTCTGCTTGGATTGGTGTTATCACCAGCAGCAGGTAAATCTTGTTGCTCATCTTCACCATTACCCATAAGGGTTGCTGTGTGAGTATGTGATGGTAATTCAGAAGTAGTTAATGTATGAGTTTTAGAACCACCTGTTTCTTGTGCTGTATCAAAATCAGTATCACCTGAATCGAGTCCAACCATAACTTTACCTGCACCAAATGCTGCCCATGTACCAAAACCTAGTAATGTTGCAGGGTTAGTAGATACTGCTGCATTAATATAAATAGAACCTACAGGATATACAGCTTGTAAAGTAGCTGCTGTATTACCACCTACAGTCAATGTGCCTGTCATAGTAAAATTCCTTACCCCTGTAATATCTATATTGGCATCTGCTGTAACTGCTTTTGATGCTTGTGCTGTACCAAGTGTTGTAATATCTACATAATTAAGTTCAGTAGTGTTTGCTGTAACACCATCTAATAAATTTAATTCTGTGTGTGTAGAAGTAACAGCTCCTGATATGTTAGGAAATGTTGCTTTTACTGTTGATTTGACAAGTCTTATATGATCATCACCCTCATTAACAGGATCACCTGCTGCTGGGTTTGAGCTATTAAGACTGTCTATGTATGTTCCTGTTTCTAATCCCATCTATTTCTCCTAACTTTTAGGGTTGTTATCTTTTACTGCTTTAATATGTAAATACCATGCACCTGTTTTTGCATTGTCGCCAAGTTTACCTGCATCAATGTCTTTATAAAGCATATCAAGTTGCTCTGCTATATCTTTGTAATAATCGCCTGTACCTGTACCTTTAGTTCTAGCAAGTACATAAGCATTGTCTATATACCATTGTTGAGTTGCTTGTATATCTGATAAAGTTTTGGCATCTTCTTCTCTAGTTGTAAGAGTTCCTTTATTATCTACTAATGCTACCATTATGCTCTTTTCACTCCATAAACTGTTAAATTAACTTTGTGTGCACCATCTCCACCTGCAAATAGTAATTGGAAACCATTACAAGTGTTTGCCTGTGTGTCATTCAAATATCCATGACCTATGGCTATCCTTGATGAACCATTGCTACCCTCTCCACCTAACATATACACTACTGATGGTGATACTTGTCCTTTAGAATCATTCGAGTCAGAATCCCAACGACCACCTGCACCATTGTTAAAATACAACCAGCCATTCATTGGGTCTTTTGTTCCATTAGTTTGTTGTTGAACAAGTGTAATTTTATCTTCTGCTGTTGTAGTAATTCTTTTTTCTGAATTGCTGCTTGTTAAACCTAAAGTGGTTTGTCTGTAGTCTGAATTCGTAAGAGCAGAACCATCGTCTAAAAATCTCATTTGAATATCTCCAGCCATGTGTTGTGAGATAGCATGAATAATTACATAGTAATTATCATAAGTAGAATCAAATCCAGTAAAAGAATACGAAGTTATAGTACCACTAGCATTATATTCATTGACTGCACTTATGACTGCTAGTCCACCACCCCCACCAGGTGTTGCAAATTTTAATCCTGTAGCTGTAGAACTATCAGCAGTTAAAACTTGGTCGTTACTTCCAACAGCAAGTGCAGATGGGTTTCCTGAACCATCGCCAACTAAAATACTACCTTTGGTTGATAAATCTACTGCCGAAACAGCACTTGTGCCATTACCGATTAATACACCATTTGCTGTAAGTGAAGTAGCTCCTGTGCCACCACTACCTACTGCAAGAGTTGCTGATAATCCAGCAGCAGTACCTGATGTATTTTGATTTCCAGCACTATTAACTCCTGGTAAATCTATATTGCCAGTACCATCAAATGAAACCCCACCTATGTTTCGTGCAGTCTCTAATGCAGTAGCTGTAGCTGCATTTCCAGTACATGAACCTGAACTACCTGATGTATTTCCTGTTACATTTCCAGTTATATTTCCTGCAAATGTTCCTGATAAAACATCTGTATTAGAGTTAAAAGTTAAACCACTTGCAGTTTTAGGGCCTAAATCACCTGTAGCTGCTGTTACGAATAATGGAAAACATGAAGTATCGGTTGATTCATCTGCAACTGTAATTGCTGTAGGAGTTGGAGCAGATACTGCTGCCCATTTCATACCTGTAGCTTCTGAGCTATCTGCTGTTAATACATGAGTATTAGTTCCTATAGATAATGCTGATGGGTTACCACTTCCATCACCTGCAATCAAATGTCCTTTGGTAGACATATCAACAGCACTTACTGCTGATGAGCCATTACCTACTAAAATTCCATTTGCAGTTAAACTTGTTGCACCTGTACCACCACTTCCTACAGCTAGAGTTGCAGAAAGACCTGCTGCTGTTCCACTTGTATTCTGATTACCTGCTGAATTAACACCAGGTAGATCAATATTCGCTGTGCCATCAAAAGATACACCACCAATATTTCTTGCAGTTGCTAAAGCTGTTGCTGTTGCTGCATTACCTGTGGTTGATCCTGATGTACCACTTACATTACCTGTAACGTTTCCTGTAATGTTTCCTGAAAAAGTACCTGACAATACATCTGTGTTTGCATTAAAAGTTAATCCTGATGCTGTTTTTGGCCCTAAGTCGCCAGTCGCTGCTGTTGTAAACAAGGGGAAACAAGTAGTGTCTGACGACTCATCTGCGACAGTAATTGCAGTTGGTACATAACTTGATGATGCTTTACCATCTAATTGTGATTGAATGGAAGATGATACACCATCTAAATATCCTATTTCTGTAGACGTTACTGCTGAAACACTTACATCTCCACTACCATCAGAAACCAATGCTCTTGATGCAGTTAAGTTTTCCATTTTAGAAAATGCTATTGCTGCACTAGTGTTTACATCTGCATTAACAATAACTCCTGTGCCAATAGCTGCTGTACCTGTTGTGCCTATAGATATATCGCCTGAAATAACAACAGGGTTAAAATTAGTTCCATCAGCTATTAATGCAGCACCACTAGTATTGGTAGCCATAAATAAATCATCGCCTGAAATTGTTACATCACCACTAAACGTAGCATTTCCTGATACAGTTAATGCACCTGAAGACGTAATAGTAGTTGCAGTTAAATCAGGCATATTAGCTGCAATGTTAGCTAGTGTTACTTTTAAGTTAGAACTAGACTGAACGATAGGAAATACTGCACTACTCAATGGTGTCGTGGTTGCTGTAAAATCTGTTATTTTCTTAGTTGCCATTTATTGTATTGTCCAAGTCGTTGTTGAAGGTTCAGATACATCTTGCCAATTACCAGGTGCTATATCTGTTTTATCTTCTTGTTGTATTAATTCATTATCTTCGGTTGCTATCAAAAACAAGTTATCTTCTGTTTCGATATAACCTTGTGCTGTTTCAGGTACAGTAGTCCAAGAAGTGCTACTAGTGCTTACAGTTGTCCATGTAGTCATTAGTAAGCTCCATAGTCAATTCTTGTGGTTGGTGCTACTCCTGAATGTCGGTCTCTTTCGTTAGATCGTATAATATCATCTTTGGCTCTATCATATAAAGTAGACCAAGTTTGTAATCTTTTATCGTTGTATAAATAAGGTTCTGCTTCAACTAATGCACCATAAAGATAAGCATCAGGGTGAAAAGTAAGCATATCATTAGTTGTGTTAGAGTCAGATAAAGCTGTAAAGTATTTAAAATACAACATTTCTATTTCGTAAACCCCATCAGGTATTGGTCTTAGTTGAAAGTTATTACCAATAATAGAATATGCTTTTGGTTTACCTGTAGTGCTACCACCTCTAACTCTATCCATTTGTTCAGGTGTCATATACTCTAATGCTGTTTTAGGATCAGTATTAAGCTGTATATTCCTCATAGCTATAAAATTATCAGGTAAAGAATAATATTCGGTATCTGCTATTGTGTTTGCAGTTACTCTTGTTTCCATTCTTCTAATCTTAAAATCCCTTCTGTGCCTTGCTTCTGCAAGTGCAATAAATTCAGGTATTCTGTCATCTAAATCAGTTCTGTCTAACCAATTAGATATTGCTGTTTTTAATTCTGAATAAGTTGTAATTGCCATTATATCCTTCTATTAGTTGTTTTTAAGTACCTATATTCAGGACTATTTATTAATTTTCTAACCCCTTCTTTGTGATTAGGATTAAACAAATCAACCCCATACTTATTCTTCCATTCGTAATACACAGTCATAGGAATCCTTGCAGATAACCTAAACTCATCTTTTATGTGATGATCTTCCTGTTGTAGTTTCTTGTTAGAATCAATAAGGGGTTGTATGTTTTCGATATGTTCGATAGCCATTTCTTTCGTTGGTTCATGCCAATGAAAGATTTGTTTATCATCGAGTTTTCTTCTCATTCACTTAACTCGTCAATGTAAAGATTTGCTGTAGAACTAGCTACAATCGCTGCAACTTTCATGCCACCATCAATCTTGAAGATTTCAGGATCATAAGCACCTAATATGGTTGAGCTTGTTGTTGCTGTTGGATTTGCACCAAAAGCTACAAAAACACCATCGGTGTCAGATACAACTCTTATATACTCTGTACTCGCATTAGTTGCTGCTGTTTGTTGAGAACCAGTATTTACAGTTCTCTTTATTGTATTAGTAACTCGCAAACCATAATTTACTGATGCCATGTTTATCTC